CCATGTTGCAGAGGCTCTGTCGTTTCTGTCGTATGGCTTCGGTTGGTTTGAGGTTGTATACAAGAGGCGTGTTGGACCTAAAGAGCGTTCTAACAAGAAGAACTCTAAGTATACAGATGGTCGCCTTGGTGTACGTAAGATTGCAGCCCGTGCGCCTTGGACTATTAACAAGTTTGACGTAGAGCAGAAGACTGGCGATGTTTTAGGCATTGAGCAGGCTGTCGGCATTATGAGCGGTAAGAATTACATTCCTGTGAATAAATCACTGTATTACCGTACCACCTCAATTAATGGTGATCCCAGTGGCCGTTCTATTCTTCGTAACGCTTATACTTCTTACGAGTATCTTAATAACATACAATCTATTGAAGCAATTGCAGTTGAGCGAGAGTTGGCTGGTATTCCTGTTGCTCGTATCCCTGCTGAGTATCTATCTGGAGATGCTTCTGCCTCACAAGCAGGGTTCGTCAATGACTTGCAGCAAATCCTACGTGACGTTAAGTTCAATGAGCAAGGCTACATTGTATTGCCTTCCGACACCTACCCCGATAAAGATGGAGCGCCTTCCTCCACAAGATTAGTTGACATTGAGCTTATGGCATCTAATGGTAAACGTAACATTGATATCAACCCTATCGTTAGCCGTTACCAACATGACATTGCCCGTTCTGTCTTATCTGAGTTTCTTTTGCTTGGTTCCTCTGGGGGTTCTTACGCCCTCTCCAAGTCAAAGACAGACCTGTTCCTCCGTGCGCTTGAGAGTTACATTCAAGCTATCGTTGATGTTCTCAACAAACAGTTAGTTGAACGTCTATGGCAGTTGAACGGTCTGAATTATGATCTAATGCCAACTATCGTTTCTGGTGACGTTGCTCCACACGATCTAAGAGAAGTTGCAGCCTTCCTACGTAACTTGAATGGCGCTAACATTGACGTGTCCTCACACCCAGAGGTTGTTAAAGACCTTATGGACATAGCTGACTTAGAGTATGACCCTGATGTTGGTCAATCTACTACAGTTGAGGAGCAAGAATAATGGCAACACTAGCAGACAGAGTATATGACAACGGACTAACCATCTTAGACACAGAAGCTGATAAGGTTCTTATTACATCCCAAGAGGCATCAAATTACACTGAAGCAAATTCAACATACGCTCTTGGCAACTCAACCTCCCTAAGTATTGCTGCACCTTCAAATCGTAGTGCTGGTGGACGTGAGGTAATTGTAGCTGCATTATCTGATGGGTCTATTACAGGCACTGGTACTGCAACTCACTATGCCTTAGTTGATGTCAGTGCAACTCGACTTTTAGCTACAGGCTCTTTAACTACTAGCCAACAGGTAGCTTCTGGAAACACCTTCTCATTAGGATCGTTTACTATCGGTATCCCTGATCCTGCATAATAAAGGTTATTTAATATGACCAGCAGGATTTTACAAGAAGACTCAGGCTTAATACTTACTCAAGCCAGTGATATCTTAGTTAACAACAACTTCATTGGTGTTGACAGCTTTTCCACTGGTGCGCCTGTACTTCAAACAGCAACAATGTCGCAAGTACATGGGTTACTCTGTACTAACATACTAACTGGAACTGTTGTCGTTGAAGCGGCAAGTATAGCTCAGAACCACGACCTAAGTGCTGACTTAATTCTCACGGGGGTAGTTGTCGTTGCAGACGCTACTTTAGTTGAGAACATCGTACTAAGCGCGACTGGAATTATCACTGGCTCACCTGTTGTAGCTAATGCTACGATGATTGAGGATGAGGTAAGTACAGCAACGCCTATCCTGACTGGCCCACCAGTAGTTGAACAAGCAGAGCTAACCCAAAGTCAAGTATTTATACCATACAGTATCCTTACTGGTAGACCAGATATAGAATCAGCGCCTGACCCTAACGCGCAATATGAAGAGGTGGTACAGCAGATGTTTGGTGGTTGGCCTAAACGTATATACGAACACACTGACCTATCCATTGCTAGAGGCCACTCTACTGGTTACAGGTCAATATACAAGTTTGGCTATAACCCAGACTTAGATGCTACAGAAGAGACTATATGGGGAAATGGTGGAAACTACCCTTGGTTTGCTAATGAGCTTACAGTCTTCATAAGCAGTACAAGTGCAAATGATACAGGTACTGGAACTGGAGCTAGGACTGTACTGGTTCAAGGACTAGATGAGAACTACAACGAAGTAGAAGAAACCCTGACACTTAATGGTCAGGCACAAGTTACATCTCAGTTGTCCTACCTTAGAATTTACAGGGCTTATGTAACACTGGCTGGATCAGGAGCTAATGCTGCTGGAACAGTCTACCTTGGAGCTTCTGGTTCTACAGGTGGTGTACCTACAACAGTGTATGCAAGCCTTTCTCTTGGTAACCAGACACAGATAGCTGCTTACACCGTACCCGCTGGTCACACCCTGTACGTAGACGATATAAACTTTACCGCTGCTGTGTCACAAGCAAATAAGACTGTAACTTGTAGCTTCCACAGTAGGGACTTTAACTCAAACGTATTTAGAACAAGGTTTATTAACGTACTACAGAGTAACCAACTAATTACCAAGTTTAAGTACGCTCAGGCATTTACTGAGAAGACTGACTTAGAATGCAGGGCCTACACTGATACGACTAACACTGCAATCGGAGCCTCCTTCCAAGGCGTACTGATAAAGAATGAGACTTAACATGAAATATGCAAACGATGTATTTACTACGCTTCCAGAAGCTGTATCTCGTTCCATTGATATGGGCCTTGATGGAGTTACTCATGTTTATAGCCACGATGGACAGGCTGTGTACATGCCAGCAGAGAGCCATGAGGCTTACTTAGACCACTATGAGGACACAGAGCCTACAGAGGTAGAAGAGCAGCCCTCAGTGGACCGTATAGAGGCTCTCAGAGCTATTGTAGCAGAGGTGCTTAAGACTGAGTTTCAGAAGGTTGACTATCAAGGCGAAAAGGTTACTCTAAATAAGCCTAGACGTACAGAAGGTGGTAACAAGAAGTTTGAAGTGTTTGTTAAAGATGGCGACAAAGTAAAGAGAGTTGCTTTCGGGGACCCAAACATGGAAATCCGTAGGGATGACCCGAAGGCCCGTGCCAATTTCCGCTCTAGGCACTCCTGTGATACAAAGAAAGATAAGACAACCGCTGGTTACTGGTCTTGTAGAATGTGGGAATCAGATACATCGGTGAGTGAAATGACTAAAGCAAATATAGAAGGTAAAATCCTTAAGACTGACGATGAACAACGTATGGTCTATGGCTGGGCTTCAGTAGTAACCGAAAAGGGTGAAGCTGTAGTAGACCGCCAAGGGGATGTTATCGAAGTTGGCACTCTTGTCAAAGCTGTTAATGAATTTATGGAGCATGTGCGGGTCGGCAAGGCTATGCACGTTGGGGATCAAGTGGGTGTCGTTGTACATTCCCTCCCTATCACTAAAGAAATTGGTGACGCTCTTGGTATCCAGTCTGACCGTGAAGGATGGGTTGTCGCTTACAAAGTATTCGATGATGCTATTTGGGCTATGGTTAAATCTGGTGAACTCGCTGCGTTTTCCATTGGTGGACGTGCTATGAAGGAGGAAATCTGACTTGCCTAATCTCCTAAAAAACTTGCACCTTGAAGAACTTTCCCTTGTGGATCGTCCAGCCAATGCTCAGGCAATGGTTAGCCTCTTCAAGCGTGACAATTCCAAAGAGGAAATCACTAAAATGAATGAAGAAATGGAAGCCAAAGTTGCGGCATACATGAAAGATAAAGGTTGTGGCCGTGGAGAAGCTATGAAAGCTCTCGACATGGAAATGTACAAAGCTGAAGAAGTCGCTGAGAAAGCCGCTCCAGAAGCAGAGGCTGTTGAAGCACCTGAGCTTGACGTAGAAACCCTCAAGGCTGACGTTGAGCGTCTGTCTGCTGAGAACCAACATCTCCGCAAAGGTTTGATTGATAATGGTTACGTTATTCGTGCCGAATCCATCGAAAAGAAAGCGGAAGAAGAGATGATGGATATAGACGGTGAGATGGTTGTTAAAAGCGATATTCCCACGCCAGTCCTTAAAGCACTTGAAGCTGCTTCCGTAGCCAAGCGCGAACATGAACTTGAAAAGGCTGACCTAGAGCTTACTAAGAGTGCTGGTGAAATATTACCACACTTTGAAGCTGGTGCAGCTAAAACTCTTCTGAAGTCTTTCTCAGAAGATGACGCAATTATGGTAATGCTTAAAGCTGCTGATGCTGCTTTTGAGGCTTCCATGCAAGAATTTGGTAAGTCTGACGTAGACGGCGAGTTCGCTACATCTGCTGACAAACTAGATGCTCTCGTAAAGTCCTACATGGACACTAACCAACTGAAAAAGAGTGAATTTGCCAAGGCTTATGCTGCTGTAGCTAAGACCGATGAAGGTAGGACACTTATTAATAAATCCTATAAAGGGGAATAATCATGGCTGTAACGCAATCACGCGACAACCGCACTCTAATCGCTGGTGCTGACCTTAGCGGTTCCCAGTTCTTATTTGCTAAAATGGACGCAGCGGCAAAAGCTGTTGTAGCTGGAAACGGTGACGGAACTATTGGTGTTATCGAAGTAGGAGCTGCTTCTGGTAATGCTTGTACAATCACACACTCAGGCAAAGTTATGGTAATGTGCGGTGGCACAGTAACTATAGCTGATGACGTTGGTATTGATGCTGCTGGTAAAGCTGTAAACGCCGCTTCTGGTGACATCATTGTAGGTCGTGCCTACGAAGCTGGTGTAACTGGTCAAGTTATCGCAATCGAGTTGATCTTAGCAGCTAACGCTCACGCTTAATAGCTAATTAAAGGAAATAATGTAATGCCACTACTAACACCATCAAGCGTACATCTCGACCAACCTTTGTCAAACTTGACGTTGGCATATGTACAAGACCAAACTACTTTTGTTGCTGATAAAGTATTCCCAACTGTGGGTGTGCAGCGTCAGTCAGACAAATACTACGAGTATGACCGTGCCAACATGAATCGCTCAGGCGATGTTAAGAAATTGGCCCCTCGTACTGAAGTTAACCGTATTGGGCAGAAGTTGTCTAATGCGTCTTACTTTGCAGACGTATATGGTCTGGGTATGGACTTCGATGAGCAAACTCTTGCTAACGAAGATGCTATGCTAGAAATCCGTTCCGCTGGAGCGCAGACACTAACCAACCGCCTATTGATACATCGTGAGAAGCAGTTCGCTTCTACATTCTTTGTCAATGGTGTTTGGACAACAAGTGTTGCTGGTGCTGCTAACGGCGCTGGTGTCCCAGTATACTGGAATGACTACACTAACTCTACACCAATCTCAGACGTTACCACAGGCGCTCGTACTATGCAGTTGACCTCTGGTGGCTTCAAGCCAAACACAATGGTTGTTGGCAAAGAAGTTCGTGACATCTTGGTTAACCACCCTGATATCCTTGCACGTTTGAATGGTGGTTCTACTATCAACAACCCTGCTTTGATTACAGACGGTAAACTAGCAGAAATCTTTGGCATGGAAAACTTCCTTGTCATGGAAGCTGTTGAGAACACTGCTGCTGAAGGACTTGCAGAGTCTTCTGCTTTCATCGGTGGTAAGAACGCACTCTTGGTTCACACACCTCGCACCGCTGGTCTTATGACCCCTGCTGCTGGTTTGACATTTGCTTGGAACAATGTTCCTAATACTAATAACTTAGGTGTCACTGTTGAATCATACTCTGACGATGCTCTTAAGCGTCAGCAAGTTGCAGAGCATATCCAAGTTAAGATGGCTTACGACATGAAGATTGTCGGCGCTGACTTGGGTTACTTCTTCTCAGCAATCGTACAGTAAGTTACTTACTATACTAACGGGAAACCCTGAGCTTAGGCTTGGGGTTTCACCCAACTATAAAAGAACATAACAGTATTCACATAATGGAGAGTCAAATGCACCCTACATACTTGGGTTGGCAGGTCGATTGGCCTGTCTTTATTAAAATGCCACTTTCTGCCAATGGCAAGAACTGGAAACGTGGAGATCATTTTAACTGGTTAGAACGAAGCATGGATAAAGATAAAGTAGCTTCCCTGTACGTTTCTGGTTATATACACCACAACACAGAATTAGAGGTTCAGACTAAAGTTGGAGATCGACTGTCTGAGTTATCGGGTAAAGAGCTAGAGAGTTTAGTTAACTTACTAAATGTTGAAGTTAA